GTCGTCGGCTCGTTCGGATCGCCCACGTCGAGCGTGAGCGCCTCGTTGAACAGCAGGCCGCTCGTGAAGTCGGCTTCGAGCGAGTACCACAGCGTGCCCGTGCCCTGCTCGCCGCACACTAGCCGGCCCTGGAACTCGACGCACCAGGCGATCGACGGCAGCAGCTGGTTTTCGAGGCCGTTGCCGTCGGTGTAGAGCTGCTCACCAAGCGACGCATCGGCGACGTTGTCAACGACCACGGCGGTGTCAACCGTCGGATCATTGTCGATGGTCGCAACCTGGAAGTAGCCCTCGGTCGAATTCGCCTGCGTCCGGTACACCTCGATCGAGTATCCGTTGTGCCCGGTCGCCAAGCCACGGTCCACCAGCCTCAGCGTGTCGGTCGTGAGCTGGAACTTGAAGTTCGCCCCGGTCGTCGAGACTTGCAGCGGCGTCGACGGCGCAGATCGCCACGTACGCCCGTTCTTGTCGATGAACCGGAACAGGAAGCGGTACGAGTACGCCGCCGACGGGGTCAGATTGCCGCCCGCCTGCGACACGGCTGACGCCCCGGTGGGGTAGTACGCGAAGCCGGCCATCGCGTACGTCGTCCCGTCGAAGAATCCGAGGCCGCCTCCTGGCACGAACAGCGAGCGCAGGTACTCGGCCGGACGCCCCAGCTCCGTCTCAGGCGTCACGGGGTGGCGCACACGGATCACGTCGACGCCCAACAGCGTCTGCGTGCCGCCCGTCGCCGTCCCGCTGCTGGCGATCGAATCGGTGCGCGTCTCCTGGGTCACCCCGACGTAGATCGCACCATCGGAGCCGACGACGGCCGAGCTCATCGCGTTCGTGCTCTCGGTTATGCCGGCGCCGTCGCGCGGGTGAGACACGGCCAGCGGCGCGGAAAACGTCGTGGACGTGAGGGTAGTATCGCCGGCCACTGCGAGCACGAAGTAGCTGTTCTGGTCGGCTGCATCGAACGCCGCGAGAAAGTAGAAGTTCGTGGAGTGCGCCCAGAACTTCGACCGAATACCGACGCCGCGGAACTGCGTGCCGGTCGAGGCGGCGCCGCTCCACACGGCGACCTTGATGATCATGGGCGCGGCGTTCTCCACCTCGTAGAGCACGCGATAGACGCCCGTACTCGTGGCGTTGATCGTGGTCCCGATCAGGTTGCGAACGCCGGCCGTGGCCGCGGCGTCGAGAACGTGCGTCGCGGTGGCATTGGTGAACCCGCCGGCAGGCGCAGGCATGTCCCACAGCGTGCGCAGGCCGTTCGTGGTGTCGTCGATCATGATCGCGAACTTCGCCGACGCCCCCAGATCCCGCATCCAGCCGAAGCAGAGGTCAGGCACGACGACAGCCGACGCCGTGGTGCGCGGCGTGTTGGTCGAATTGGTCGCCAGGTTCGTCGCATCGACGGTCGCCAAGCGCAGCTCCCCGCTCGCCGTCGTCCGGTACAAGATCCCGACGTTGTTGGCGCCGGCGACCGGCGACCCGGCGCGCATGTCGATCGCGGTCTCGTTCAGCACCGCCCCCATCGTCTGCGTCTGCGCCTGCGTGTACGTCGTCAGGTTGTAGCTCACCACCTGAAGGGACCCGCTGTTTTCGTACGCGACCACGGCCCGCTGACCGACGATGACGACCCGCGCCCCGAACAGGGCGTCGCATGCGCGGCGCTGCACGAAGATCGGCCGGCGCGTCTGGCGGTCCAGGATGGCGACCACGATGCCCGATGTCCCGATGAAACCGGTATCGATGCGGTACACGCAGACGATCGAGTCCGTTCCTACCGCGATGTCGACGTTTCTGACCTGCGCCGAGCCGGCGAATACGGGCGCGGTGTCCAGCTTGATCGGACCTTTCCGGTAGCTCTCGATCCCGCCCTCGTTCGCCGGGACCACCCACGCGTCGGGCTCGTCCGCCCACGTGTGGAACGGCACCGGCGCGCGGTTGAACCGCACCAGCTGCCCGCCCAGCGTCGCCAGCTGCCACGGCACCGGCAGCGTCCCGCCCGACGGGATCGTGGCTTGCGCGTCCGTAGACAGCACGTCGGCGCCGAACCGGACGAACGCCTTGCCCGTCTGCGGACAGTACATGTTTTCCGACAGCAGCGTCGAGCCGGGCGACACGAGCTGATCGGCGAGTTCCGTCTGCAGGCCCGCGGCGAGCGGAACGAATACCGGCTTGGGGCTCATGCGGTCCTCTTCCACGCGTACACGACGAAGTACGGCGGCAGGTTGTTGTGAGCGGCGCTCCCGCCGGTGCTCTGGTTTGTCGCGGCAGCTGCCTGATTCGTGGCCGTGGCGTTCTGATTCGTCGCCGTCGCCGCTTGGTTCGTCGCGGTCGTCGTTCCCGTCGCCGTCGTAGCATTGGCGCCCGAGGCGTTCGTCCCAGCGTCGGCGCGATCGAACGGCGCCGCCGTATCGTCGGTGGCACCGACCGGTATCGTGTGGGAGTGCGCGTCCTGCGTGTGGTTGTGGCTGTTCTGCGTGTGCGTGTGCGCGTCCTGCACGTGGTTGTGGGCGTTTTGGACGTGCGTGTGGCTGGGGATTTGCGCCTCGGTCAGGGTGACCGTCTTGGCGCCGCCCATCTCCTCGGCCGTGTCGAAGTCGGGATCTCCCGCGTCAATGCCGACGAGCGTCCGGCCGGCCGCGATCGCCACCCACGTCCCGCCGAACAGCGTCGACGGGTTCGCCGGCAGCACGGACGTGTAGACTGAGCCGATCGGCCACGCAGCCAGCAGGCTCACCGGATCGCCGGCCGGTCCTTGCGGCCCCGTGGCGCCCTGCGGGCCCTGCGATCCGGTCGCACCCTGCGGGCCAGCGGGGCCCACGTTCGCGTACGGGCGCGCGTTCCACGCCTGCACGCCGTTCCCGATCTTCATCTGGTCGGTGTCGGTCTCCAAACCGAGCTCACCATCGGCCAGCACCGGATTCGCGCTTGACCACTGCGCGGCGGTGCCGCGACGAAACTGGATCTTCGTGGCCACCTACGGCCCCCCGGCGTCGATCGCCACCGCGCCGCCGTACACGCTGTCCGGCGCGCCGCCGTCGATGTTGCCGCTGCTGCCGCCCTCGCCCATCCCGTCGGGAATGCAGTCGACGGAGATCTTCCCCGTCTCGTCGAGCCCGCAGTAGCCGCCCGGCTGATTCTTGCTGTACGACCGCTTCGCCATCAGGTCACCCGGATCGTCACCGTCACCGGCGCCGACGCCTGCAGGATGAGCACCTCGAGCGGGTTCGTGTTCACGGTGTCAGAGCGCCACACGTTGGCATCGGCGTCCCGGTCGACCACATCCCACGTCAGCACCGGGCCGCGCAGGCCGTGCCTGACGGGCGTGTCAGTGGTCGCAGCGGCGAACGTCACCGCGATCAGGCGGTCGTTGGTGACCACCTTGACCAGCGAATCCAGCGTGGTCTTCAGGCGCCGCAAGATGCGGTCGAGCACCGACGAGCCGGTGTCCTCTGCAACGTCGAAGGGGATCACCAGGACCACCCGCCGTCGACGTCGTCGGTGTCGATGATCGTCGCAGGGCCGCCCTGGTCCGTCTCGAGCGCCTCCATCAGGTCGGCGCGGATCAGGTTGCGCTGCTCCTTCAGCATGTTCGCCTGCGCGTAGCTCTCCTCCTTGATCAGCGACTTGATCGACGCCGTCAGCCACACGTACTCGCTGAACGGCTCGAGCTCCGGGTCGAGCGTCCGCGTAACCGTCGCGACCACTGCGTCGGCGAACACCTCGTCCTCATCGCTGGTGTACCGCGCGCCGCGTGCGACGCTTGCGGATACGATCTCGGTGAGCGGGAACGACCCGTTGTTGCTGAACTCGACCACATCTCCCGAGATCGTCAGGATGCCATCGAGGTCGTTGACGAGGTCGAAGTTCGCATTTATGAACGTCCACGTGTTGTGATCCACGTCCGGCTCGCCGGTCTCCACTTGATCCGCGCCGTTCTGTCGCGCGATCGTCCGCACCAGCGCGAGGATCTTCGGCTTCGGCGTGAAGTACAGGCGATAGTTGCCGCTCGCCTGCTCCTGCGCCTGGATCTTGAGCAGCCGCGACCCGACGAGGTTGTAGCGGCGGTCCTGACACCAGGTGTCCAGGTCGCGCAGCGTGTTCTGACGGTACCGGTTGCGCTCGGCGAAGTTGTACGGACGCACCTCGCGGCGCCGAACCGTGTCCGGGTCGAGGTCAAGGCCCTTCAACCGCCAGAAGTTCGCCGGCAGCACCACCTCTGATTCGCCCTCGGCCAGCGTGAAATCGTACGTGCGGAAGTAGGTCGCCTTGAACTTGTTCGTAACGAGCCGGTGCAGCTCGTCGACGCCGTTGTTCAGCCACGCCAACCACTGCGCGTCGGTGACGTAGTCCGCGACGTTGGTGAGGTCGGCGCCTTCCTTGGCTTGCGCGATGAGCTGCTCGGTCGTGATGCTCATGTCGCGCTCCTACTTGGTCAGGCGGATGATCTCCTGCAGCGCGGAGAGGGTTCGCGGCGACGCCTTGATCCCGGCGGCCTTGGCGAATTCTGCGTAGGCCGACTGAAGCTGCGCCTCGTCGGCGTCCTCGTCGGCCGGCTCGGCCTCGTCCATCTCCGGCTCGGCGTCGAGAGCGTCCATGGCGTCCGGTGCCGGCGCCTTGCGGGCCAGCGCGCGGGCGTATTCCGACCCGATCGCCATGGTCAGACCTTCGCGACCAGCGCGAACCACGTGCAGACGGTGCCCGACGCGGGGTCGGTGTCCGCCTGCGTGTCGGTCCGCTTGAACTGGATCGAAAAGCTGGACGTGGTCAGCAGCCGCGCTTGCGGGTCGCTGCCCGTGGTCGTCGGGAATGCGGAGTCATCCGGCCCGATCATGAGCGGGGCCAGCGGGCGCACGCGCTTGTACGTGCGATCGAGGGTGACCAGGTATCGGCCGTCCTCGCTGCCCGTCTGCGTGACCGTGCCGCCGGACAGCTTGGCGCCGTCCTCGGCGGACACGGCACCGGCCGCGCCGATCGTGAAGCTGCCACCGATGAGCAGCAGCTTCGGGTTGAGCGTTTCGAGGTTGAAACTGCGGCGGGTCATGGCGCTCCTTACGTGAGGGCCGCGAACTTCACGACGCCGCATGCCGCGGGGTCGTACATCACGAAGGCGTGCACCGCGTAGATGCGCAGCTCCGAGCTGTTGTCGTCGGAGACGCGCACCCACTGGCCGTCGCCTTCCATCTGCACGTGCGGCGTCTCGCCGGCGCCGATGTTGGCGAAGCTGCCTTCCGACAGCGAATAGCCCACGTCGTCCTCGCAGTTGCGGTCGACCTTGATCGCGACCTTCACCTCGATGGCGTTGACGGCCAGCTTCAGGAAGCCGCCCTCACCGCTCTCGCTCGACGTGAAGCGCCGATCGCTGCCGAGCGCCACGCTGATCGCAGACCAGCGCTTGTAGCTCACGTAGTGCGTGAGGCTGGTCGCGTTGCCGATGATCACGCACGCCGCCAGGTTCTTCTCGATGGCGTCGATGTCGTCCATCGTGCTGCCGTCGGTGAAGTTGCCGAACGCGCGGCTGTTGCCGGTGCGCAGCGTCCCCTCGACGGTGCTGATCGCCGTGTCGGTGATCGGGCGCACCTCGGGAAGCCACGTCCGCAGGCCGACCGCGCAGAGGCGCGACGGGGTGGCGCTGTTCTCGCGGTCGCCCGACAGGAACACCATGTCGCCGTTGGCCCACGACAGGGTCCCTGACAGCGACGCCGTGGTCGTGGCGACGATGCCCGTGTCGTAGTCCACCTCGTCGACCAGGGCCGCCGTGGCGGAGCGGAGCACCGCGCCGTGCAGCGACGCCGACGCGACCAGCGGCATGCCCTCGACGAAGTGGTTGACGGCGCCGTTCAGCACCGTGAAGCGGTCGGTGCCGGGCGTGTACGTGATGACCGACGCGGCCAGCTCGCCCCAGCCCGACGCCAGCGCGCGGACCGACAGCATGTGGTGCGCCATCCGCATCGCCGACGCAGCGGCGAACGCCACCGCGTTGAGGAACGCCGTCGCGTTCGTGCGGGTGAGGGCCTTCGCCTTCGCCGACACGCGGATCGGAGCGTTGATCTCCTGCCAGGGCATGTTGAACTTCAGGCCCGGCGAAACGGTGCTGTTCGACGCCAGCCCCTGCGCGATCGTGAAGTCCTGGCTGACGGTAAAGACGTCCTTCAGCACCTGCGTGAACGTGCAGAAGTCGCCGCCGCCGTCGGACTTCTTCGGCATGGCCTTCCAGATCGCGCCCTGCTTCGCGGCGATGCTGTTCTGCACCACCTTGTTCGCGAAGTAGCGCTTCAGAATCCCTGCGACGGTCGTTGCGTTCAGTGCGGCGGCCATGGGTCAATCCTCCTGGTGCGTTACAGCCCCGCCTGTGCGACGAGGAACTTCATGAGCTGCTCGGGGTCTTCGGGCTCGTCGCCCTGCGACGGCGCGGTGTCGCGCTGTGAGCCGGCGATCGTCTGCGTCCCGGGGCGGTCCTTCGAGGGCGCGGCGGCCGGTGCGGCGGCGGCGGGCGCGGACCACCCGAGCTTCTTCGCGACGGCGATGCCGAGGCCGGTCAGGTCCTTCTCGATCGCGGCGGCGGCGCGGTCCCAGCTGATCGGCTTGCCGTGGACGGCGTTGAACTCGATCATGTAGTCGGTGACGAGGCCGTGGCGCTTCGCCTCGTTGATGACCGGGTACTTCGTCGAACCGCTGATCTCGCGGTGAATCTCGGCCTTGCGGTTCGCGATGGCTTGGTCGACGGCGGCCTGCTTTTCGGCGCGCTCGCGTTCCTCGATTCGCCGCTCCAGCGCGGTGAGGCGCGGGTTGTCGTCGGCGGTCGCGGCCGGCGGGTCCTTGCCCTCGGCCAGCGACGCGTCGATCACGTCGTCGATGCTCTTGCCGTACTTGGCGAGCAGCGCCTTCGGGGACTTCAGCAGCTCGGACAGCAGCGACTCGCTGCCCTGCGACTCGCGCTCGGCCAGCGCCTTCTCGCGCTCCTCGAGCTTCGCCAGCATCGTGCGCACGCGGCGCGCGGTCACCTCATCGGCGGCGGGCGCGGGCTCGTCGGCATCCGGCGCCGGAGCCTCGACCGGCGGCTTCTCCTCGGCGGGCGGCTCACCGGCGGGCGCCGGATCGGGCGGGATCGCCTCGGTCGACGCCTTCGTGTCTTCCTTGACGACGGGTGCGCCGGCAGCGTCGGCAGCTTGGAGCTCGGACGCGATGATCTGGTCCAGCGACAGGTCGGGGGAAGCTGCGTCGGCTGCCGGCGTCGGGGTGGGGGTGTCCACGTAGCCGCACGGCTGTCACGCGGTCGTGGTAGGCTCGCGGCGTGTACGGCGACGGCATGGCGTTCGATTTCTTCGCGTTCCTGCGCTGCTGCTGGATCGATATCTGCGCCGCCCAAGTCAGGCAGGCGATCGCCGATGGCCGCATGCGGTGGCTTCCGCCTGTCGTCGAACCCGGAGAATGGTCGTTCCTGTCGGGCGATCGCGACGAACGCGGCTATCCCAAACCCTGACGCGTCTGCTAACAACCGCGACACCGTGTCAGGCGGCGAGGTGCGTCAACGTAGCGGTTCCGCGTAGTTGCTAGGACGGCATGGGCGGCGGGGCGGCGCCGGCGTTGATCGCGGCGATCGCCTCGGTGCCGGGTGCGGGAACGGGTTGCGGCTGGCCCGGGGCGGGAGCGATCGGCGCGACCGGCGGCGGCGCGGCCTGCTGCTGCTGGCCCTTGCCCTCGGCGCGCAGCTTCAACTCGCGCAGCTCGTCGACGTAGCGGCGCGCCTTCGAGATGTTAGCGGGCGAGACCTTCTCGATCTTGGCCATCGCGAGGTACACCGCCGCGGTCTTGATCGCGATCTGGTAGTTGCCCACCGCCAGCTCGTCGGGGTGCATCGCCTTGCCGTCGTAGAGCATCGCTTCGAAGTCCTGGCTGAACATGACCTGGATGCTGTTCTCCAGCGTCTGCTCGCTCTCGACGTCGAGATCGGACATCGCGGCGCGGGCGCGGTCCACGTCCCAGAGCTGGGACTCGAGCATCTTCAGGATGAAATCGAGGCGCGCGGCGGGCGTGAGCGGCAGGAACCCGGTCGGGTAGATCGTGACCTTCTTCTTTTTCAGGTCGGCGATGGTGCCCTTGAAGTCCACGACGTCGAGGCCCTTCGGTCCCTCGGCCTCCACCTCGTACGTGCCGCCGTCGGCGACGATGTCAGCGGCCATCTCGACTACGCGGTTGAAGATCTCCACGAGCGGCTTTTCCCAGGCCCGCTGCGCGTACACCTGAAGGCGAAGGTTCTGCGACTCCATCGCCTCGCGCTGGGCAACGCCCGACTCGGTTCCGGCCGCCTTGTTTCCCTCGCTGGCGCTGCGGCTGATGCCGGCCAGCTCGTACATCGCGTCGATCAGGTCGCGCTCATCCTGGAAGAATTGCGCCGGCAGGTACGGCCAGACCAGCGGCACGGGCGGCTTGTCGGTGAACGGCACCAGCGCGCCGATGTCGTTCGTGAGGTCCTCGGCCTTGATGTTCGACGAGCGGGGGAGTCCCAGCTTCGGCCGCGCCATCAGCTTGCGCGACTTGCGCTTGACCCATTGCATGTGGTTCAGCTCGGACTGCATCTCCTCGAGAAACGCCGCCAGCGACGTGCCGCCGAAACCGACGATGAACGGCTCCCACATGAAGAACGTGTAGGGCGTCCAGGTCTTTTCGTACGGCTCCATGACCAGCCGCTCGCCGCCCTGCGATTCGATCACGATGCCGTGCCACCCGTCGTTGCTGTTCTTCGACGTGCGCGCGGCGTACCCCTCGCGCACCAGCACCAGGTCGGTCTGCCCGCCCGTCTCCGTCGGGATCACCTCGGCCCGAAGGATGGCGTCTCGGATGGCAGGCTTGCCCTTGCCGAAGCGGGAGATCAGCACGCCCTTCGACATGGGCCGCTGTCGGAAGATCTTGCGTGGGCGTCCCGCGCGCGCACTCATGTGGTCGAAGCGAATCTCACCCGGCAGCACCCGCTCGGGCAGGAGTTTTCGGTCCTGCTCGTACAGCGCCATGCACCCGAATCGGCATACCTGCGCATCGAGCAGGCACTGGCCGGCGATGTCGTGCAGCTGCGCCTCGGACGACCAGCCGTCCAGCCACTGCGTCGCCGACTTCGCGCGCCGCTTCTGGTCCTGCGTGCCGTTCGTCGTCAGGAACCGGCCGCGCACCTTCGACCGCGCCAGCATCGCGTGCGCCGTGTTGACCACCGCGCGCAGCACGTTCTTCGGCGAAATCTGCGTCGGGCCGGCGGTGCCGAGCGTCGGGCCCGTCGAGGACAGGTAGGTGCCGTTGAACGGCTGCAGGTCGGTGATCGGCCGCTGCTCGTACATGCGCATCATGTCGAGGTCGTGGTCGATCGCGAAGCTGGTCTGCTCCTGCTCGTCTACGGCCACCGCCTCGTCGAGCATCGCCTTTGCCCGCTCGTCCATCGTGCCGGCGAAGTCGTCGGATGCCCAGTCGCCGCTCACGACTCGATCGCCCCGCTCTTGTTCTTCCGCGGGTCAGCGCGGGGCCGCGGGAAGTGCCGGTTCATCCGCTCCAGCGCGAACCGCCAGTCGCGCGGCTCGTCCTCGTCGTCGTCCGGCTCCTGCCGCTCGGCTGCCAGCGCCTCGGGCGACAGGTTGAGCGCCGTCGGGGCGCGCTTCGGGGCGGGCGCGGGGCCCATCTCCAGCGTCAGTGCGTTCGTCTGGTACCTGGTGACGCCTGCCGACCGCAGAATTTGCAGCAGCGCGGACAGTTGCTTGCCGACCATCGCCCAAGCACGGGCGTCACACCTCAATCCCAGGGCGAACCGGGTTCCAACTCCTGCTCAAACCGCTCTGGCGCCTCGTTTTCGTCGTCGAACGTGGGCTTACGCGCCTTTCGGAGCGCTGCGGCTACCCGTCGGGCCCGTTCGTCGGGTGGCGGCGGCTCGTCGGCCAGCCCCGGCAGCAGCTTGACCAGCTTCACGGCCAGGTAGCGCACCGACGGGACGAGGTCGGAGTGCCGGCCGTGCTCGTCGATCTTCCCGCCCACGATGCCGTCCACCCAGGTAGGCCCGACCAGTTCCAGCGCCAGCTTCGAGCCGCGCCGAATCTTGAGCCTGCCGCCGGAGGCGAGCGTGTTGAACGCGCGCACCTGCACGCCGATGGCCGGTTTCTCGGCCTCCATGACCGGAACGTCGGGGTAAAGCGCCTCGACCGTCCGGATCGTCTTGCTGCCGAGCCCGCCCGCGTCCAGCGCGACGAACAGCGGGTGCCGCAGCTCGTTGTGCTCGTTGACCATGGCGGCGCAGGCGGTGCTGTCCTGGCCGCTCTCCTCCTCCTGGTCGACGACGTACACCTCGCGCCCCTCGCCGCTCCAGCCGGCCGACACCAGCGCGTCGTGCGCCGAGACGCCGATGTCGCCGCCGGTCGCGTACTGCTCGTGCTCCTCTGGTATCTCGTCGACCAGGTTCGCCTCGGTGATCTGGTAGACCATCTCGGCCAGCTCCACGGCGTGCTGGGCCAGGTACTCGCGCAGGAACCACGCGGTCTGTCGCGCCTCGGCGGGCGTCATGCCGGGGAACTGGGCGCGCAGGTCCTCGTCGATGGTCGCCTCCACGTCGGCATGCGACGGCACCTTGTCGTTGTCGCGGTAGTCGAACCGGTGCTGCTCGTACTCGGCCGACTCGGTGATGTCCACCCACGTCCCCTGCCGGCCCTGCTTCGAGCCGGTACCCATGACGACCAGCTTGCCGCGGCGAGGGCGCAGGCCGGGGCGCACCGTCTTGATCATCTCGGCCAGCGCGTCGGGGGCGTACACCGACGCCTCGTCGATCACGCACATCACCAGGTTGGGCACGCCGCGCAGCCGCTCGATCGTCTTCTCGCTGTCGGCGCCGAGGAAGTACACCGCCGAGCCGTTCGCGAACGTGATCGCCAGCTCCTGCCCGTACCGAGGCGTGCCGCCGATGCCGTGCTCGCGGTTCATCGTCACCGCCGGCAGGAACGCCATCTTCTTGCACGTGGCGTGCGTGCTCGCGACGTAGATCAGGTTCACGCTCGGGACGGCAGCGGCGATGAGCAGCACCGCCAGCGCGGCGCCGTAGCTCTTGCCCGACTGCCGGCCGGCCAGGGCGCACACGTTGCGGGCCGGGCCGAGCACCAGCGATTCGACCAGCGACGCCTGCTTCGGGTGGCAGACGTCGCGCACCTTCACCGCCGGCGGCGCGAGTCGGTTCGCGCGGGCGCGGCGGGCGAGCTCCAGTTGCGCTGCGCGCCGAAGCTTAGCGGCGGTCAGCGCCACGGGGCCGCTTCTTGCCCTTGCCGGCGACGTCCAGCGCGATGGCGATCGCCTGGGACCGCTTGTAGCCCTCGCTCGACAGCTTCGAGATGTTGCCGCCGATCGTGGCGCGGCTCGAGACCTTCGCGAGCGGCATCAGTCTTCCCGGCGCATCCCGCGCTCAATGGCGCGCCAAACTTCCGCCTCGGCCATTTGCTTTGCGGCCAGGTCCTCACGCCGCTTGTACTCGGCCGAGATTCGCCTGGACCGCTCCTCGTCGGACATGTTGTTGGTGATGCCAGCGTCTGCGAACAAGCGATCGACGTGATCGGCGCACGCGTACTTCAGGCCATCGATGAATGCCCTGCTGAACAGCGATACGGCGCTCATCAGTTCACGTGATCCGTGAGCCAGCGCAGCACCTCTTCGGGCGCGTCACCGAGGTCGGCTTCCAGGTCCTTCACGGGGCCCATCACGCGCTCGAGGTACAGCTTCATGAACGCCGGGTCGGGCGGCCGTCGAGACTCGTGGTCGTTGCCGTCCTTGTCCGTCCACGTGCTGACCATGTCCTCGGTCGCCAGCTCTTTCAGCCTGGTGAACACCGCCCGCATGTTCTCCGGGTTGCGGTGCTCGGCATCAAGCATCCGCTCTATGTCCCTGATAGCACGAGGCTTTCCGCCTGGATTCGCTCGGTTACCAGGGCCGAACGTCCCGTCCGGCCGACGGGCCGCAGCGTCCCGGTTCTGCGGTTCTGTGTCAGCCATCGCACACCTCGTCAGGCTCCAGTAGCTGCCGCACCTCGGGCACCGACCGGGCGCGTTCGATCAGCGCCTTCACGTCGTCGGGCGCCGTCAACGCCCGCTCCAGCAGCGCAAAGAACAGCACGAACGTCGTCGGGTCGCACGCTCGCACCAACTCGGCGATCGTCGTGCCGGGACGCTCGGCCACCTCGAACCCCTTCACGATGCGGAACACCTTCATGCGACCGATGCTGAGCCGCGCAGCAATCCGCCGCGTCGACATGCCGACCGCGTACAGCTTGTACACGCGCTCCTCGTCCAGCGACATCGTGCGCCGGTCGGCCAGCATCGCCTGCCGTCGTTCCAGCGTCGCCATCGACGTCTCGCGACCGAACGCCCGCGACGCGTCCAGCACCTTCCCGCTGCCGCGGTTGCCGACCATGATGCCGCCGGCGCCGTCGTCGTAGTCCAGGTCGCCGAGTCCTTCGCGCTCAAGCTTCTTTTCGAACGCCTTGCCGATGTTGTGCTTGGCGGTCTTGATCTGCTGGACGTAGTCGTCCATCCACGCTGCTGTGCTCACGCCTTCACCAAGCACTCGTTGTCCATGTGGTTGCGACCGTTCGCGAAGCATCCTGCAGTCTCGTGGCGCTTGTACTCGATGAATGCTTTCGGCGTCTGGTTCTCTCGCCCTCCGACGTGAGCGCCACACGGTCCCGGGTCGTCACCTGGGTGTTCCGTCCATTCCCATCCGCAGGCGGCACAGCACCATCCACTGCTCACGACACCCGCCCTCCCGCCGCAACCGTCTGCGCCTCGGCCTGCGCTTCCGCAGCGATGTCGGCGATCGGTCGGAGCTCGCGACCTTCGTCGATCTCGGCGCGCGCGCCCTCGTACCCTTCGACCAGGCCCCGCTGGTACCCGAGCCACCACACCGGGTCGTCCTTCACCTCGCCGGTGCGCTCGAGCGCCTCACCCAGCGCGCGGTCACGCTTCGACAGGCCGATGCCCATCCGAACCGCCGCCAGCGCGTCGTCGACTTCCTGCCGCGTCATGGCGCCCTCGGAAAGCGCCGAGATGAGCGCCTCCAGGTTCGCGAACCGCGGCTTACTGCTACGGCGGGCCATGTACCTATCGAACCTTACTTCGGGCCGATCGGGACGTCAAGAACTGTCACGCGGGGCACACGGCCAGCCCTCTCGTTTTCGTCCGAGCTTGGGTAGCTATTCGATTACTTCCGACCAGAAACCGGAGGAGATTACATCAGCAGCATGTCCCCCGAACCGGCTGGCCAGTCGGGCCGGGGCGCTTGCACACAGCTCTAAGGCTGGGTTACGCCTCCCGGTCCTGCGTCGTCGTCGGATTCTGAAAGCTGATCGAGGTGCGTCACAACCCAGCACGGCTCATGGGGCTCGCCTGGTGTGTGGTCAATGCACTCGGGCTGGCGACCAAGGAAGGTGATCGTGAACCGCTGCCCGAAGAGCATCTTCTTCTTCCCCTGCACGGCGGTCACGGCGTTCCTTTCGGCCCGTTGCGTGCGGCGTCCCAGTACGTGGCGATCGGATTCGTCAGCGCGCCCTCCTGCCCCGTTCCCTTGCACACCCCGCACGGAACGCGACCAAGCGCCAGTAGGTGGCACACCTCGACGCAGTCGTAGCAGGCGAACAACGTGATCCGCCGTGGCGGGATCGAGTCCCGGATCGTCTCGACGCGCGCTCCGTAATGCGTGTCTCGCCCGCACACCTGGCACCTGTCGAGGACGCCGTCTTGGCGCGACACCAGCTTGGTCATCCCGACGGCGTTGATCGGGGTCATGGCTGGCTATACCTCGCGCGGATCGCCGGTCGGCGCCGGCGTTCGATTTCCTCGAGGCGCAGTCGTCGCGGTCCCGAGCACCCGAAGCGCGTGCGTAGGCGGTGGACCCACGGGCGCGGGTAGGCGAAGTGGGATACGGACGCGTTGTACATGCCGCCCCACCACCACTCGATGAAGTCGGCGAGCGCGAGCAGGTGCCAGCGGATCACGGCTTCCCTCCTGGGGTGCGCCACAGGTGAGGCGCCAGCACTGACACCTCCACCGTGTAGCGGCGTGGCACTTCGGGGAGCTTGCGGCGGGGCGTGGTGGCGGGGTAGCCGTCGAGGGCGAGAGACGCGGCGTCCTCGTGCGTGTAGTCCCAGTCCGGGAAGCGCCAAGGACAGCGCCGGCAATACGGACGCAGGCGGTGGCGTCGCTCCCAGCTGTTCACCAGGTCGCGCGCGCGATTAAGTCGCGTCACGGCTCATCCGGGGTGGGGGTGGCGTCGTCAAGGCGGGCGAGCATCGCCGCGCACGCCGGGGAGCTGGCGTAACGGTCGTCGCTGGCGCGGGTGAGTTCAGCATCCCACCGGGAGAGAAAGGCGCGGATACGGGTAGCGAACACAGAGCTGGAGCACGACGTGCACGCGGGGTCACCACACCCGAGGTCGTTTAGCTCGTCGGCAGCTTCGCGGAGCATTTCGCGGTTGGTCGTCATGGGGTGCGGGTTACGTCGAAGTCGCGGACATGTTTTTCTCCGCGCCACGTTGCCCTGTAGAACGTCCTCGGATCACCTTCGACGCGATGCTGGTCCACGAATCCGCGTGCTCGCAGCTTCTTGATCACGACGCCAGCGGGCCGCGCCCACGGACACGAGCAGTTGCCGCGCCCCGGCTTCCCCCACAACTCGTAGCCCAGGTTCGCGCACGTCGTGTGCACGTGCTTCACGATGAACAGCAACGCGCGTGCCTCGGACGTTGACAGGGCGGTGCTCATCGCCCCTCCGATGGGGTGCGGGCCTTGGTCAAGATGGCCTGGAATCGTCGATGCGAACCGACGGACAAGTGGCAGGCGTTCAGGCAAATCCCACTCGCAGAGAGGTGCGCTTCGCAGTCTGGGCAGAAGTTCGCTTCGTCGTAGACCTTGCTCTTGTCGCCAGCGTTGTTCAGCAACTTGGCGTAGCAGTGCTCGCCGCACTTCGGACACCTCGCCTCGCCGTTCATCGCGGCCCCTCCGATGGGGTAGGCGGGTTGAGGGGGCGGCCAGCTTCGCGGCAGGCTTCGGTGCAAAAGACGGCCGCGACGTTGCCGAAATACGGCGTCCCGTCGAGCGGGCGCTGTCCCCAGCTTTGACCGCACCACGTCGCGCACGTCCCAGCCGTCCCCGTAGGTCCCGACCCGGCCATGCCAGTGGTTGGGAGAGGGCCAGCGCGGTCAACGAGCTGTTCGAAGCTGGCACCCGTAGGGTTGACGCTCGGGGATACGCTGGTTCCGAGAGCGGCGAGGGCGCGCGATGCGATACCGCGTACCTGTTCGAAGGCTTCCAGCGCTGGCATGTCATGCCAGTGGTAGTTTTCCAGCGCCTCCAGCGCCTTACGAGCTACGGCGTTCTCGTTCAGTGCGACGGCCAAGCACTTGGCGTACCATTCGCGGCTTTCCCGCGCCGCGTCCCGCTCGCTTTCCAGCTCGCGGACCCGGGCTTGCATGCAATCACACACACCGTCGGTCCCGCCAATCAGAGAGTTGCAGACGAAGTCGGATTCGTGGCGTGCGTCGCTCATCGTGCCCCCTTCCGTGTGCGGCGGGATAGCCAGCGCTCTACAGCTTCCATCGCTGCGCTCAGCTCTCTGAATATCTTCGTCGACACCCACAGGTCATCGTCGCGAACGCTCCACCACGCGCTGATCATCCATTCGCCCAATCCGGCGTAGAACACGCCGCCGCCGCGCGCCTTTGATCCGCCGATCAACCAGTGCGGACCCTCGCGCCTCCATCGCCTCCGCCTCGTCACTTCGCAGTCCCCTTCCGTGTGCGCTCGTCGTAGCGGGTGAGCCAGGCGCGCGTCTCGTCGGTAAGCGGCGCACCGTCGTCGGCTCGCATGAACAAGCGCAGCAGCTCGGCGGCCTCCCCTAGCTCGCGCTCGACCTGCTGCAGCGCCCCTTCCAGCGCTTGTGCGTCGGCGCCGTCGAGTGGCTTGTGAGCGCGCGCCGCTGCCCGAACCGTCAGCCGTACCGCTGTATCGGGGGGTGGGGCGGTCATTGCGACACCTGCCACGATTCGATCGTCCATTTCTTGTCCGGCCACAGTCGCTTGCGCTTCTTCAGGTCTTTCTCGGCGCCCGCACGCGTGTCGTACACCTGCATATTCATCCCGTCGCCGACGACGATGTGCACTTGTTCGCGCATGGGGGTTCCTTTCATTCACTCGGTAGCGCCGCGCCCCGCCCGAGCGCGACGGCGATGCGCTCCATCGCAGCCGCCAATCGTTCAGAGGCAGCGACACCGCGCTCGTGAAGGGCGCGGGTCATGTCGGAGTTGCTCTGAACCCGAATGATCTCCGCCTTGTGACGGGCCGCCGTTTCGGCGGTTTCCTGTTCCCAGTGACGTTCGCGCGAAGCCAGGTCGTCACGTGGCACAGCTTCCAACGCAGCCAATTGCTTGATCACGTCGGCCGGTGTCATCGGTGTATCGTCCATCGCTCTCACTCCTTCCGTATCGGTTTACCCGGGAACGCTCGGCGCTTGGCTTCGGCGTTGCCGCTGATCCCCCGGCGCTCCCCGGCCTTGTCCAGCTCGGCCCGCTGTTTCTCGCTCACGCGGTAGTGAACCGGAGGCGTCGAAGTCATGCCGGTAGACTTCGGACGGCCAGCGTTGAGGCGGGCACCGCCGTGGGTGGGATTGCGTTTCATCGCGACCGCCGCACGTTGACGTAGATGGCGAGCACAACAAGAGATATCGGCCCGAGCCATGGGAGCGCGTGGATCAGCGTCCGTTGACACTCACATAGGTTCATCGTTCCTCCAGTACAAGCGGGCTTCGTTCTACGAGGCCGAACCGATGCCAGTCGTCACCACCGCGCAGACACGCGCCGCACAATCGGAGCAGGCGTCCGGGGTTCTCACCCTTCGTCGTCTTGCACAGCCACGCATCGGGCGCGCCGCAGTCGACGCACGCGCGAAGCCTGCACGCCTCGCCGTGGGTCACGAGACCACCGTGTAACGGTCCAGGGTGCCGCCCTTGGCGGCGGCGTTGAATGAGGCGTGGACGTAGCCCGCCTCGTAGAGGTCCGAACGGAGAGAGGACTTGATCTCGACGCGGCCACCGCCGGCCCATTCGCCAGTGGTGATGTTGGTGAGTTCGACGATGGCGGCACGGGTGCCGGGGATGAACTCGATGGTGGCCCAGAAGCGCGTCGTGTTGTTCATGGTTCTAATCTACCCACCGTCTTGATTCCTGTCTACCATGATTCAACACGCCCACGTCGATTAGTGCACACCGCGTCACCGCCTCCCTCCCTCATCGGGCGCCCGCCGGTTACGTCGCCAGTCCACGAAGCGAAGGAAAAGAACCAGCGGGCCGATTGCTGGCCACGCAAACGCAAGGACAAACGCAACTGGGCCGTCGTCCTCGCTCATCATCACGACCGCGATGATGTAGCCCGCGAAGTAAACCGCAGCGGCGATGCTCACGGCGGGTCCTTTCGTGGATACCCACACGAGTCCCGCATCGGCGGCTCCCCGGGCTCTGCCCTAGGGGGTGGGCTGGCGAGGGCTTCGCGCGCGTACCACTCCAATTCCTTGCGCACGCTCGGGACCTTGAGCAGCACGTACCAGTGCGGCGGACCGACCGTTTGCCCGCCCTTCGATTCTTCGTGGTGTCTAAGCTGCGCCAGTTGATCGGAGACGGATTGCCACAGCCCGAGTAGCCGGTCCCTCTCAGTGGTGAGAGAGGCTCGATCGGCTTCGATGGCGGCGGCTACACGGTCGATGTCTTGAACCATGATCAACTCGTCGAGGGCCCACGCCTCGGCTACCTCTCGCGCCGGGCGCACAGACATCATGCGGCCCTCTCATGTGGGGCCCGAGGAAAGTTGAGAACTGCAAATTCACCTCGGTACTTCACCGCGGCGGCGTCGTAGGCGCGTGCGGCATCCTCGGCGGCACGGTAGTCGCCAAGCCATATTTGTTTCGTGTTGATCGTGATGTTCGCGGTCCACTTTCTCGTCCGCTTGTGCCAGCTGACCCCTTTGTAGCCGCTCCGGTTGCTTCTCCAGAGACCTGTATTGGAGATATTCTGCGATGTCGTCGCTGACCGGAGATTCTCGCGCCGATTATCGAGTCCACACCGGTTCCTGTGGTCGACCAATCCGTTGATCCCCATCCGGTCAGCTATGACGCGATGAAGCCGGAGCGACGTCTTCCCGCCACTTGGCCTACTGACGTCGCGGTAGGCGTAGAACGTCGAGCGGTCTGGGCGCGCGTACCATTTCCATGCCAATAGGTCGGCATCCTCGTCGTCGACGAGTGCACAACGACCCTGGGACAGTGGAATGAGAATCATCTTTCCACTCCTGGGACTTCTGCGGGGGTCCCTGGTTTCATGGCTTCCCTCCGGTTCACGCGTGCCTCGGACACAGCGCGCCGACACCGTCCGGCGCGACCTCCCAGTTCGTCCCGGAGGCCATCGCAATCGCCGCCGCCAGCGCGTCCGGCAGTTCCTTCGTGGCGCCGCACCCAGGAGCGTCGCACGCCAGCACGAACGCCCCCTGCGCGGTGCGGAAGTGGTCGTACGACCGCTGCAGCTCGGCCTCGGGCGACATGCGCTCGGTGCCGGCGGCGAGCCGCACGATCGCCTGCCGCGCGCTGATCCGCTCCAGCTTCGACACCAGGTCGATCACGGTGCCGTGTTCGCCGCAGCTGAAGCACCGGAACACGAAGTGGCCGCGCGGGTGGCGGCGGATGCCGAATGACAGGCGATCGCCGTTGGTGAGCGGACAGCGCGCGCGCCATCGGTCCGTGCCCGCGGCGACCAGCTTCGTGTCCGCCGGCATGTAGTCGAGCAGCGACCGCTCGGCGAGGATCGAGGCGACCAGGTTCATCAGTCCGCCCCCGGCACGCGCGCCAGCATCGAATCGATCGTCGCGGGGTGAAGCGGCCGCCAGCCGTTGTTCGCGATGGCGTCGATCACGCGGCTCGCCGTCTCGAACGACACGTTGATGTTCGTGACGCCGTACTTCGCCAGCGTCTTCAGTTGCTTGAACGTGGCCAGCCCGAGCTCGCGGCGCTTCGACACGGACGCGATCAGCTGGGACGCCCGCTGCCTGCTCATGTTCTGGTCGATCTCGACGCCGCACTTCTGCAGGTACGCGATCTGCTTCTCTGTCGCCGTCATGCCGAAACGCTCCGACCCGCCGTCGTTCGCCGGCCGGATGTGCAGCAGCGCGAACGGGTCTATCTGCTGGGTGCGGAACCGGACGTTGCCTTGCACGCGGGCCCGTCGCGCCGCCTCACGCTGCCGCTCGGCCTCCAGCTCGGCGGCGGCCTTCTCGAGCGCGTCTTCCGCCAGCACGCTGCCGTCCCGGTCGACGATCTCCCGCGCGCGCTGAACGGTCGCCTCGTCGTATTTGCCGGCCAGGATGTCGAGCGCCGATGCGAGCTTGTGCTGGCCGCTGTTGCCCACGAAGTCGAGCAGCAGGCAATCCTCCTTGCCGGGGAGGATGCGCAGCCCCCGGCCCGCGCACTGGGCGTACAGCGATCGGGACTTCGTCGGCCGCGCCATCGCGATGCACGACACTCCAGGGTCGTCGTACCCCTCGGTAAGAACGCCGACGTTGCACAGGAACTGGTACGCGCCCGCCTTGTGGTCGGTCAGGATGCGGCGCCGCTCGGCGAAGTCGGTGCCGCCGTCGACGGCGCGCGCCGACTCGGGACGGTAGCGATTGAAGATCTCCGCCATCCGGTGCGCGTTCTCAACCGACGTCGTGAAGACGATCGTTCGGCGGTTGCCGGCCAGTTCCAGCGTCGGGCGCACCACGCCGTGCAGCGCCTCCTCGGCTGACATGACCGCATCGAGTTCGCCCTGATTCAGATCGCCAGCCACCGTCTTGACGGTGCGCAGGTCGATCGCGTCGACCAGCACCCGCTGAATCCGGATCGGGCACAGGTACTTGTCGCGGATCGCGTCCTGGATCTCGTACACGAACGCCACCGAATCGAACACCTGGCCCATGGCCCGCTCGTCGGTACGGTCGGGCGTGGCGGTCAGGCCCAGCACCTTCGCGTCCGGGTACGCGTCGAGGATCTTGCGGTAGCTCGGCGCCACCGCGTGGTGCGCCTCGTCCACCACGATCAGGCTCACGGCGGGGAAGCGGGCGCGGAAGTCGTCGAGGCGCGCGCCCTTCAGCGTCTGCACCGACGCGACGACCAGGCGCGACCCGAGCGCGATGGCGTCGGCCTTCTCCTTCGCCACGAACTCGCCGACCACTTCCGACAG